GGTCTTGACGGGCGATCGCCGCTCCTGATCAATCGCGAGTCGCTCGGGATCACGAAGGCGGCCGAGGACTACGTCGGCGCCTGGTTCGGCAACGGGGCGATTCCCGGCATCATCGCGACGCATCCCAAAACGCTCACGCCGGCGGCCAAGGAAAACATCCGGCGCTCCTGGCTCGAGAAGTTTATGGGCGCGAAGAAAGCCAACAAGTTCGCGATCCTCGAAGAAGGCATTCAGATTCACGTCGTCGGCGTCGACCCGGAGAAATCGCAGCTCGATAAGCTGCGCGGCGCGCAAGTCGAATCGGCAGCTCGGATCTATCGCGTGCCGCTGTTCATGATCCAGAACCAAACGAAGGACACGAGCTGGGGATCCGGGATCGAGCAACAGATGCGGGGGTTCCTGAACATCACGATGATGCCGTGGTTTCAGCTGTGGCAACAGGTCATCGCGCGCGATCTCCTCAGCCGCAAGAGTTTCAATACGCACACGGCGCTGTTCGTGGTGAACGCGCTCGTGCGCGGCGACATCAAGACGCGATTCGATGCGTACGCGGTGGCGCGTCAGAACGGCTGGTTGAACGGCGACGAGATCCGCGAGCTCGAGGACCTCAATCCGATCGACGGCGGCGCCGGCCAGGTGTTCTGGATGCCGCAGAACTACGCGCCGGTGACGGGCAATGGTCTGCCTGTCGTGACGGAGCCGGAGCCGACGCCGGCGCCGAAACCGACCGTCTCCGAACCCGAAGGAGTGATGTAGCGATGGCACGCGAAATCGAACGCCGCATGGTGACCTCGGCCCTGATCGAGGTGCGCGCGAAAGACGGCGCGTCGCCGTCGATCGAGGGGTACGGCGCGCTCTACGGCGTCGAGACCGTGATCGGCGACTACTTTCGCGAAGTGATTGCCCCGGGCGCGTTCAGCGACACGGTCCAAGACGACGACATCCGCGTGCTGTTCAATCACAGTCCCAATTACGTGCTGGGTCGCAATGCCGCGCGCACCGCTGACGTCAGCGAGGACAAAACCGGCCTCCTCTATGTGGCGCGGCTGAATCCCGACGATCCCGAGGCGATGTCGGTGGGCGCCAAGATCAAGCGCCGCGATGTCACCGGCAGCAGCTTTTCCTTCACAGTCGAGAACGACGACGACGAAACGTGGACGCGTGACGATCCCGCGAAACTACCATTGCGCACGATCAAGCGTGCGCGCGTGTATGACGTCGGGCCCGTGACGTTTCCGGCGTACGAAGAGACCACCGTCAGCGCGCGGAGCAAGAACATCGCTGGAGAATTGGGCGGCGCCGACAAAGCGGCGGCCGCGAAGGCGGCGGCTGTGCAGCAGCAGCCGGCTGATGCCGCGGCGCAACGGACCGCGACGACTCCCGTCGTCGATGATGATGCTGGAAAGCAGCGGCGCGAGGAAGCCCGTGAAGCCGTGAACAAGGCGAAGGCGTGGCGTCCGTAGCGCCGGCGATTCGCGACGGGCAGCTGCGCAGCCTCGAGGCGATGCGCTGCAACGGCTGCGGTCGCATGCTGCTGCGTATCGACATCGCGGCGCTGAGGCCGGGCAAGGTCGTCGAGGTGAAATGCTCGAAGTGCGACTTCATGAACTATCGGATCGGAGTCTCGACGTGACGTAACACGCGCCGTCGAACACCAGCAGGACAGGCCCTGAGAGGCCGTCAGATTTCGGAGAGGCCCCATCACGCGCAAGAGGCCCGGAGCGCAGTGATGGGGCCTTTTCCTTTGTGGGCTGGCCCCCGAGAGGTGGCCATGCCGCAAGTGGATAACGACAAGGACCTGAAGGCGCGACGCCAAGCGGCGCTCGACGCCGCCGATCGCATCGTCGCCGTGTCCGAGGAAGAGGGTCGCGGGCTGACTCCGGAGGAAGACGCCGAGGTCAAATCGCATCTGGCCGAAGCGAAACGCATCGAAGAGGACCTCGCCGCCACCGCGCGCGCGAAGGCGGCGCGCAAGGCCGTCGACGACGCAAAGCGGTACGAGGTGCCGGCGTCACAGGCGGCAGCGGATCCGAACGACCCGCCGCAGCATCCCACAGTCCGCGATCGCGCTCCCGCGTACGAGAAGGGCGATGCGCTCGGTGCCATCGTTGCGGCGCGCATGCGCTTCGGCGCGTGGCAACAGCCCGAAGCCGTGAAGTGGGCGCGTCAGACTTACGGCGAGAACTCGCCGCAATGCCGCGCGATGCAGCAGTCGGTCTTCACGTCCGGCGGCGCGTTCATCGCCGAGAACTTCGTCGGCGCCGAATTCATCGAGTTGCTGCGCGCGACCGCCCAGGTGCGTCGCGCCGGCGCGCGCTCGATCACGCTCGTGAACGGATCCGCCACCATCCCGAAGCTCACGGGCGGCGCCAGCGGCACGTGGATGGGATCCGAAGGCGACAACGCCACGCCGAACGACATGAGCACCGGCCAAGTGAAGCTGGTCGAGAAGAAGTACATGGTGCTCGTGCCGATCAGCAACGACTTGCGTCGCAACTCGAGCCTCGACACCGAGCGCGTCGTGCGCGACGACATGATCCGCGTGGCCGCGAACGACGAGGACGTCGCGTTCCTGCGCGGCACGGGCCTCGCCGGGCAGCCGAAGGGAATCTACAACTGGGTCGGCGCCGCCGGCCGAGCCAATTCCGCCGGCACCACGCTCGCCAACGTCCGCACCGACATCCGGACGGCGAAGAACAAGGTCAACAACGCCAACTCGCCGCTCGTGCGGCGCGCGTGGTTCCTGCACTCGCGCAGCGCGGAGTACATGGGCTGGGACCTCGTCGACGGGAACAGCAACTTCGCATTCCCCCAGATGCAGCAGGACGACGGCGCCACGCTCGGCGGCGGGCGCGTCTATCGCGACAACAACATTCCGATCACGCTCGGCGGCGGCGCCAACGCGACGGAACACTACTACGTCGAGATGAGCGAGTGCTTCATCGGCGACTCGGCGACGCTCGAACTCGAGATCATCGAGAACGCGACCTACGCGGATGCGTCGGGCACGCTCCGTTCGGGCGTGAGCCGCGATGAGTCCGTCGTGCGGTTGATCCGCAAGACCGACTTCGCGATGCGTCACGCGTCCAGTGCGGCCGTGATCGAGGCGGTCACCTACGGCGCGTAATCGCAGTTGACCACGCAGGGCTGATGCCTGGCATCGGCCCTGTCGCGATTCACCGTTTTTTGAGGCAGGAGTTCAGATCATGAGCAGTCTCTCGTACAGCTTCAACATCGGCGCGGTGATCAAGGGCAAGAGCGCCCTGGTCGCCACCATTCTCGGATCGTCAGCCGCGGCGCCCACGACGCAGGACGGCGTCGCCATCGATCGCCAGCTCGCCGGCCAGCGGCAGTACTACAGCTGCAAAGCGATCGTCGCCGGGTTGTTCACCGGCTCGTCGTCGCAGCTGACCGCCGGCGTCAGCCTCAACTTCCAGCACGCCGATTCGTCCGGCGGCCCGTGGACGAGTTACTCGACCGGCACCGTGCCGGCGACCGTCACCGTCGGCGCGACGTCGGCCGGCAACTCGAAGAACACGACCGGCGGCGAGCCGTTCGAAGTCGAGCAGTCCGTGAATCTGAACGGCGCGAAGCGATGGCTGCGCGTCCAGATTCCGCCGATCACACTCGCCACGAGCTCCAGCGGCGAATCGGTCGCCGTCGGCGTGGCGATCGTCTTCGGCGGCGCCGACGAACTGCCGGCGCAGTAACACCTTCTCGGACGACGGCGCCGAATCGCTGCACAGCGTTCGGCGCCGTCGATGGGAGACGACATGATGCGAGTGCGACTACTCGCTTCGGTGGCCAACGATGCCGCCGGGGCGATCCTCGAGCTGAAGGACGAGAAAGCGGAGCGATTGATTCGCACCGGCTATGCCGAAGCGGCGGCGCCGGCGCCGACGTCGGCGAAAGCGAAGAAGGAGTAGGCGATGGCCGTCCAGGGCTTGACCATCGCGCTGACCACGAGTCCGACGGCGATCGCGAACGTCCCAGGCGGGCCCGGCTTCGGATCGTTGCGCGTGATCGTGCGCAACCGCGGCGCCGCGAACGTGTACCTCGGTAGCTCCGGCGTGACGACCAGCGGGTACCAGCTCTCGACGGGCGACATCCCGCTGCAGATCACGCTGCAGCCGTGGGACGCGCTCTACGGGACATCGACCGGCAGCATCGTCGTCGACGTGCTGCGCATGAACGAAACGACGTAACTCGGGATTCAGAAGGAGCGAGAGATCACATGACGCATGAGGAGCCCCGCGAGGGCCAGACCACTCACGAACCCCAGGAGGGTCGCGGCAAAAAGGTCGCGCTCGTCGGCTTTGCCGAGAGCTGGAAGCAGGCCCCGTTCGCCGATCCGTCGGTTGAGATCTGGGCCTTGAACGAACTCTGGAAATACATCCCGCGATGGAATCGCTGGTTCGAGCTCCACGACGACGCCACGCTCGGCGTCACGAAGCGGGATCTGAGCGAGGGCGAGCAGAAGCGGCATCTCGAGTGGTTGTCGCGGCAGGAGCCGGGCAAACCGATCTACATGCAGCCGCAGTTCTGCGACGGGCGTTTCCCGGCTGCGGTGACGTATCCGCTCGAGCAGATGATCGCCACGTTCGGTCGGTACTTCACATCGACGATCGGCTACATGCTCGCGCTCGCGATCGCCGAGGGCTACGAGTGGATCGGCCTCTACGGGATCGATCTCGCTTCGGACGTCGAGTACCCGAACCAGCGGCCGAACACCGAGTACCTGATCGGCCTCGCACGCGGGATGGGTCGGACCGTGGTCATCGCCGAAGGCGCTGCGCTCCTGAAGTCCGGGCATCTCTACGGCTTCGAGGCGCCGGTCGGCGGCCGCGGCGACTTCATCGAGACGATTACGAAGCACAAAGCCCTGATGGAGAAGAAGCACGCCGAAACCGTCGCGACGCTCAACACGATCGACGGCGCCATCCAGGCGTACGACAACGTGCTGAAGCTGCGCGAGTTCAGCGAGCGCGGCGCGCCGACACCGGTGGTGACGTAATGCACGTCGCGAGTCAGGAAGCGGCGAACTGGTGGGCGCGGCCGCGCGATGGCCAGGCGGGGCAGTGGGTCGCGAACTACCAGAAGAGTCTCGCCGCGCGGCACCGAACCGTCATCGCGTCGATTGTCCGCGAGCTGCAGGTCGAGACCCTCTTCGAGGTCGGCTGCCACTGCGGCCCGAACCTCGTGAAGCTCGCCGAGGCGGATCCGCAGCTGCGGGCCGCGGGCATCGACGTGAATGTTGACGCGATCATGGCCGGCCGGCGCTGGCTGCGGGACAAGGCGCTCAGCGACCGCGTCCAGCTGAATGCGTGTCGGTTCCCGGATGGCACTGCGTCGCTCGCGTCGGGATCGTTCGACGTGGTGTTGAGTTGTTACAGCTTGGCGTATGTCGCGCCGGCGGATCTCGACCTGGCGCTCTACGAGATGGGTCGGCTCGCGACGCGCGCCGTCATTCTCGCGGAGCCGATGACGCTCGAGGGCCGCGTGGGGACGCCCGTCCAGAACGCATCGGGGTATCGCGAATGGGCACACGAGTATCGGAGCGCGCTCAGATGGATCGGCTCGCTCGCCGGCGGCGAGGCACGTCTCGTCCCGGTGACGCCGCCGGTCGATCGGTTGAACGCGATCCTCGTCGTCGAACGATAGACGACGTTCACGAGTACGCCGTCATTCGGCCGACGGAAACGGCCATGCGGCCGCACGGACTGCGGTCCGTGCGCTGACGAAGGGGCATAGGTCATGGCGAACGGAGTGTACAACCGCGGAAAGTACGTCGCCGGCAAGTTCGATCTGTCCGGCCTGGCGTTGCGGCTCATGCTGGTCACCACGCAGTACGTGTTTGATCCCGATCAGAACACCGTGAAGGACGGCACGAGCAGCACCAGCGATCCGTTCACCTACGAGTTGAGCGTCGGGAGCTACGCGCGGCAATCGCTCGCCGGCGTCGCGCTCTTCGAGGATGACGGCAACGACTTCGCGGGGCTCGATGCCAACGATGTGACGTTCGCCGCGCTGGCCGCGGGCGGCACCGTCGGCGGCGCGGTCCTCTATCGCTACTCGAGCTCGGCGCCGACGACGGCGGCCGCGACGACGGGCGACAGCGGCCAGGACCTCATCGCGTTCTATGACGTGACGGACACGCCGACCAACGGCGGCGACATCACGATTCAGTGGGCGTCGACGTCGGCCGGCGGCGCGCTGAAACTCGGGACGACGTCGTAAGCAGGCGCGATGGGCTGGCCATTCAGCAGCGCCGCGGCGCCGTCGTTCGACTCCGGCTTTACGACGGTGCCGGCGGCGCCGACCAATCCGCCGAACGCCGACAGCGTGTCGACGTTCTGGCTGATGGGCGGCAGTTTCGCCAACGAAGGCGACGACGACGCGTATGTGTTGCTCACGGACGGGTCCGACAAAGCGGTGCTGCCGGATCTCCTGATCCCGGCGCACGACATTCTCCGGCCGCCGCCGGAATGGCCGTTCATGCCGATCGTCGGGTTGAAGTGGTCGTGCACGAAGCAGACGGTGACGGGAAAGCTGTGGGGCTATGTCTGAACACACAAGTCCGCGGATTCGAGTCGTCGGCGTGCTCATGGCGGCCGCGTTCGTGGCGATCTGTGCGGCCGACCTCGCACGGCCGGTGTTTGCGCAGCGCACGACCGCGCCGGCGCAAACCATCGTGCGGATCGCGCCGGACGATGCGCTGCTCGGCGGCATTCTCAATGAACTGAAATCGCTGGAGGCCTCGCTTGTCGCGAGTGCGGCGGTGCGACGACCCGTCAGCGGCACGTTCGGTCGGCCCGTCGGCCAGGTCGGCGACGCGCTCAAGGTCTTCCCGGTCTCTGAGCGACCGCTGGATCCGTGCCTCGGCAGCGACAAGGGCAACGTCGCGATCTCGCAGACCGCGTCGACGCGCCTGGTCGTCGCCCATCCGGGTGAGCGCATCTTCGTCTGTGCTGCGCGCGTCGTGGCGGCCGCGGCGGAAATTCCGTCGTTCATCGAAGGTACAGGCGCGACGTGCGGCACCGGGACGCTCGCGGTCAGCGGCTCGACGACCGCGGCGAATGGTGAGTCGTACGCGGCCAACGGCGGCTTCGCGCAGGGCGTCGGTTACGGCTCGATCATGGTCACCACGAAAGTCGGCGATGACCTCTGCCTCGCGCAGAACGGGTCGCAGCGCCTGTCGGGAAACATCGTGTACGCCTACGGCAAGCCGTAACACGGAGGAGAAGACGCAGTCATGAGAAACCTCGCTCTCGCGGTCGCGCTGCTGGCGCTTGCCATCCTGACGCCGCCGCATCTCGCGGCGCAGTCCGCGTACCAGACGACGACCTCGGCCCAGCCCGTGGTCATTCAAACGCAGTACGCGCTGATTGCGGTCAGCGCGACCGGTGGCGCGAGCACGCAGGTGACGTTGACCATTCCGACGCCGCCGCCGACGTTCTACAACTATGTCTGCACGATCCACTTCAACGCCTCGCACGACAACACCGCGACGACGGCGCTCTCAAACGGCGTGACCACGTCGACGAATTTCAACAGTTGGGCCCTGAAGTTCTCGCTGAACAACGTCGCGAACCAGAACTATGACTGGTTCGACGCGTGGGGCATCGCCAACGTGGGGTGCGCCCGAAGCGCAGCGGCCGGCACCGCGACCACGTTCGTGTCGCCGACCGGCACCGCCAACATGCAATTCGAGTGGGACGCCACGTATTACCAGGCTCCGTAGGAGGACCGCCAATGTCCGTGATCAAACGCTTCGTCTTCGCCGCTGTCGTGACCACGCTCATGGTGGGGAGCTTGGTCTACGCGCAATCGGCGTATCAGTCGACCACGTCGGCGCAACCGGTCGTGTTACAGACGCAGTTCCCGCTGGTGCCCATCTCCGCGACCGCGGCGGTGAACAACCAGGTCACGCTCACGATCCCGGCGCCGGCGCCGAACTTCTACAACTACGTCTGCTCGTTGCATCTGAACGGCAGTCAGAACGGGACGGCGTCGGTCAACACGAACGTCACGACCAGCAGCACCAATTTCAATAGCTTTGCGCTGAAGTTGTCGTTCGCCGCGACGGTCAACGGCAACCTGGACGTCATCGAAGGCTGGGGGATCGCCAACACCGGCTGCGTCAAGAGCGCGTCGCCCGGCACCGCGACCACGTTCGTGTCGCCCGCGGCCGCGACGAACACCGCGTGGACGTGGTCGGCGAGCTATTACCAAGCTCCGTAAGGTGAGGTGGCCATGAAGCTGCGTCGACTGCTCGCGATCGTCTTCGTGCTCGCGCTGGTGGTCCCGCTCTCGGCGACGACCGTCACGCTGGTTCCCGAGGCGGCTCACACATCGATCGCGTTCGGCCACGTCGGCGATCCCACGGTCGGTGGCTGTTCGTTCTGTGGTCCCACGCCGGTCCACATCAACGCCGGGACGCCCGCGAACAACGGGAACATCAACTTTACGATCGAGTCGTCCGTGTGGCCGACGACGCCGGGATTGACGATGCGCGTGCTGGTTGAACGCTCGCTCGATGGCGGCGCGACCTGGGGGTTCTTTCTCGGCAACGACCCGAGTGACCCAAATGATCACTTCACGAGTAACAGCACGACGAAAGATGGCACGGGGCTGATCAAGTTCGGCACGCGCTGGGGCGGGGAGTCGATGGACTTGCGCGGATCGTTCGTCGTGAATCAGTCATTCTCCTGGGGGATCAGTGCGACGTTTTAGTCTGGCGCTGCTGCTGGTCTGTCTGGCCACGTCGGTGGAGGCGGCGATCGCCAAACGCGAAATCGCCGAGGGCCACACGAGCGGTGCACCGACCACGAGCTGCGCGACCGGAACGTTCGTGACCTCGCCCGTGACGGGCGACACCATCGTCGTCGGCGTGTCGACCTTCGGCCTGGGCATCACCATCTCGGCGCCGACCGACACGCAGTCCAATACCTATACGCAGATCGGCACCACGACGACGACCGCGAACAACGCCAAGCTCGCCGTGTACCGATCCGAGAACGTGACCGGTGGGGCCAGCTTCGTCGTGACGGGCCATGCGAGCGGCAACGGCTGCACGGCGATCGCGTGGGCGCTGTCGGGCGCCGCGACGACGAGCTACAACGGCGATTCGATCGCGGCGACCAATACGGGCGCCAATCCCGCGAGCGGCACCAGCACGCCGGCGCCCGCGGCCAATTCGTTTTTCATCGGCGCGATGACGAACGAATCGACGAATGCAGTCACGGCCGGCTCGGGCTGGCAGTTCGAGACGCGGTCGACGCAGACGGATAACACGAGCTTTCAGGACTTGTTCACTGAAGACCTGACGACGGGCACGAGCAGCTCGGCGCAGAACGCCACCTTCACGGAAGCGAGCGATACGTGGGCCGACCGCGTGCAGAGCTTCGCGCCCGCCGGCGGCGCAGCCACGCCGATGCGGACCTTGCTGGGCGTCGGGACTCACGCGAGGCGATAAGACATGCGCCTCATTTTTCCGATCTACTACGACTACGCCGGCACCTCCAGCCAGCAGGTCTCGGCCGGACCGGCTCGACTCGCGATCTCGGCGCCTGTTGCGGCGCTGCTCGCTGGCGCGGTCCTGCTTGGCGGGGGATCACAATCGATTGCGATCGCGGCGCCGACGGCGCAACGCAGCGCCGGCGCCGTCACGATTGCCGCCGGCGCCAACACGATCGCGCTGACGGCGCCGACGGCCACGCTCGCACCCGGTGCTCGAGCGCTGAGCGCGGGCGCGACGACGATCGCCATCACCGCGCCACCCGCCACGCTGACGCCTGGCGCGCGATCGCTGCCGGCTGGGACGACGACGCTCGCCATCACGGCGCCGACGGCGGCCATCCGTACCGGCAAGGTCCTTTCGGCGTCCACCAGCGCGATCGCGATCACGGCGCCCACGGCGTCGCTGAGCGCTGGTGCGGCGCAGGTGCCGGCTGGTGCGACGACGATTGCGATCACCGCACCGAGCGCGTCGGCCGCGGCGGGCGTCCGAACCCTGACCGCTGCCGCGAACACGATTGCGATCAAAGCGCCGCCAGCGGGAATCAGCCAGGCGTCGACCCTCGCCGCCGGCGTCCAGACGATTGCCCTCGCCGCGCCGGCGCCGACCGTCGTCAGCGGCGCCGTCACGCGGGCGGCTGGAATCCAGACGGTCGCGATCTCGGCGCCGCCGGCCGTCCGGCTGGCTCTGAAGACGCTGGCCGCTGGCACGAACCTCGTCGTCATCACCGCGCCGACGGCGACACGGATCGCGACGGCCGCCCTGCCGGCTGGGACGCAGACGATCGCCGTCACGGCGCCGGTGGCGACGCGCACCGTCACCGCCGTCACACGAGCGGCTGGCGCGAACGTCGTCACGATCACCGCGCCGACGGCGATTCGGCTGAGCGAGACGCGCCTGAACGCGGGCGCGCAGACGGTCGCGGTATCGGCACCCACAGCGACCCTCGTCCCAGGGTCGGTCGCCATCGACAGCGCGTCCGGTGGGACTCAACCGAGCACCGTCGCCCTCATCGCGCCGGCGCCGCGCGTCATAGGCGGCGCCGAGCTCCCGGCCAACATCATCGTCGCGACGGTGACGTCGCGCGCGCCGGTGCGCGCGACGGTGGCGACTGGACCGGCGCGAACGGTCGTCGATGGCGTGCTCCGCACGGTCATGAGTCGCGGCGTCACGCGCACGCTCGTCGTCGCGACCACGGTTGACGCTTATCAAGCAGCGATCCTGGCGGATGGTCCGACGGCCTATTGGCGCCTGAACGAGCTGACGGGCCTCATCGCCAAGGACATCGGCGGTGGCGGTCATGATGGCTCACTCTTCGCGACGGGCATCACACTCGGCCAGCCTGGCGCGTTGGCGGATGGCACGACGTCGATGCTGTTCGACGGAGCGGATACCACACGCATCACCGTGATCTTCAACCCGGTCGGCGGCTCTGTCAGCAGTGCGGTGACGCTCGAAGCCTGGGGAAATCCTGCGACGCTTGCGCAACCGACTCAAAGCACGCTCATCGCCACCGCGTTTCAATCGCACAACTGGGTCAGCGTGCTGCCGACTGGCGCGCTCTCGGTCTCACTGCAGATTGGCGGCAGTCAGCAGCAGCTGACATCCGCGCCGAATGCGGTCGTCGCCGGCGCCTGGCATCACGTGGTGGTCACCTACGACGGTGCCACGATCATCGCCTACGTCAATGGTGTGCAGGTGGGGACGCTGGCAGGGCTCAGCGGCGCGGTCGATCTGGTCGGCACACTGGATCGTTTCGTGATCGGTCGTTATTCACAGGTCGCGGGATCAGGCTTTAATGGCCGGATCGATGAGGTCGCCTTGTACGCCGCCGCGCTGCCCGGGGCGCGCGTGGCCGCCCATTACGCGTTACGGACCGCATCGGCGCCGCTCGCGGCGGGGATCCTGCGCACCGTGGAGTTCTCAGGATGAACGTCCCCCTCACGGACATCGTCGAAGCCTGGACCGGCGCGTTGCCGTTCACCTTGAAGGCGGACGGCACGCCCGTCGATCTGACCGGCCTCGTCGTCTCGATCGTGCTGAAGGACGCCGCGGGCACCGTCATTCGAGACACCACCAGCGGGGTCACCGTGACGAACGCGACCGGCGGGCAACTGGACTACGGTCCGTCCAGCAGCGACTTCACCGTGAGCGGGACGCCGTACCGCGTACGGTTTCAGGTGAAGGACGCGCAGCAGAAGATCGTCTATTTTCCGAACGGTGATGAGGGGCTCATCAACGTGAGGCCGCGATGAGCGAGTACGAGCTCGGCGCCCTCGTCGTCGTCACGCCCTCCACCGCGGAGCCGATTACGCGGTCCGAGGTGAAGCTGTGGCTGAAAGTCGAGGAAGACGAGACGGCCGATGACGGACTGATCGATGGTCTCATCACGATGGCGCGCCAGCGCTTCGAAGAACGCCGGCGTCGGTCACTGTTGAAACAGACGTTCGATTACGCGCTCGACGAGACGCCGTGCGCCGAGATTGTGCTGCCGCGATCGCCGCTCATCAGCGTGACGTCGATCAAAGGCTTCTCGTCGACGGATCTGACCGACACGGGCGGCACGGCGATGAGTACCTCCGGCTTTTACGTGGATACCGCGCATGTCCCCGGACGCGTCGTGCCGACCGGGTCGTTCTCGTATCCGTCGGCGACGCGCACGATCAACGCCGTGATCGTCCGCTTCACGGCGGGCTACAGCACGTCGAGCACTGGCGTCCCGGAGGCAGCCAAGGTGGAGTTGAAGCAACTCGTCGCCGGGCTCTACGAGCATCGCGGCGACAGCGCGGCGATGGCCGACGTGCTCGATCGGTTCGACCAGGAGCCGAGCGACTTTGATTTGCCGGACTGGGGCTAGATGCCGTACCAGCGAACACCGACGCCGATTGGGTCGCGCCGCGAGCTCGTGCGGCTGCAGCGGCCGTCGACGTCGGATGACGGCATGGGCGGCCAAGGGCCTGGCGCCTGGACTGACGTCGCGCAGCCGTGGGCCAACGTGACACCGCTCGATGATCGCAGCCGCGAAATGCTCGCGGCGAATCAGATCACGGCGCTGCACGCGTACCACGTCGATATCCGCTATCGGACCGGCGTGCGGCCGACGATGCGGCTGCTGTGGCGCGACAAGACGTTGCAGATTCAGTCGCTCGCGGACGACGACCAGCGCCGGCGCCGATTGATTCTGCTCTGCACGGAGGTCCAGTAAACGATGCCGACGAGACGGTCTTCAGTCGAAGCGGTGTTGACGGCGATCGTCAGCGCGCTGAAGTCGAGCACCGGCGTGACCGGCGTGGCGACGGGCGGCATCTACAACAACGTGCCGCAGAACACGCCGTATCCGTACGTCGTCGTGACCTCGCCGACGGGTCGGCCGTCCGACACGTTGGGCAGCCTGGGGAGTTCGGTGCTCGTGGATCTACGCGCCGTCAGTCAATACGCCGGCGACAAGGAAGCGGCGCAGATCATCGACCAGTGTCAGCGGGCGATCAACTTTCAGAAGCCGGCGGTAAGTGGCCATCGGATCTGTGCGCTGAATCTCGAGAGCGAGGAGCGCTACCAGGAGTTGGTCAACGCGATTCCGACGCGGCACCACGTCGCGACGTTTCGCGTCTGGACGGAGCAGAGCTCGTCATGACGGACGAACAGTTCGTGGCGATCGCCGGCTTGCTGACCGCGATCCGCGATGCGCTCGTGCCGGCGCCCGAGCCGCCGGCGACGGATCCGCCGACGTGTGCGCATCCGGAAGAGGCGCGCGTGTCGTTCGCGACGCTGCGCGATCCGCAGCACTGGCTGTGCCGGTTGTGCCGGCACGAGAACCGCGGCGTGCCCGTGGTGT